TTCGACCCTCCAGTTGTGCTGGCTGATAATTCAAATGTGGTCGCATTTGTAACAGAAGAAACAGTTGCCCCCTCTGGTATACCACTGCCACTTACAAGCATACCCGGAATCACTCTAACCGTACTATCCATTGTTATGGTGGGGTCGTTATTGTAATCGCAAGTATCGTCTACAAACGACTGGGCATAGAAAGACGGAGAAAACAATTCTTTCCATTCTGATTCTTTAATTTTTGTTTGTAAGTTTCTTATTTGACTCCCATCGTAAAAAAATAATCCATTTGGATTAGCCCAAGCAATTCCAAAATCAGTTTTAGCAACAGCTACGTGAGACAATATACCCATATTTTTATGTTCAGATTCCAAAAACCATTGGGTATCAGAGCCACCACCTATATTAATAATATAAAGAGTTTTCTCTTTAAAAGCAAGAATCCTATCTGCAAAAGCTTCTAGCCTAACAAATTCCTCTCCGTCGTTAACACCTATATCTAAAAAGTTAAACGGTGGGAATGTTTGAAATTTATTAAGTTGACTGTAGCGTATTTGGTCTCCCTTATTCTGTAAGTTGCCACCACCTGTTGTGTATTTCACATTAGCTACAAATACCCTACGATTTGTTACTACGCTTGTTTGATATTTTTCTCCAGTTGCTCCTATAGAATTAAATGCGCTATCGGGAGCATAGCCATTTATAGACTCATATGTTTCTATGCCAAGAGATTCATTAACAAAACTCGTTGAAAGGTAAGAATTAGAAGTCCCACCAATATTACTTTGCCAGTAAGTATAGTCACCATCAAGGCTAGATCGCGAACCCCCGGGGCTTGCACCTCCCTTAAAACTTATATCTCCAAACAATACCCAAGCATCATCACTATCTTTAATTTTACAATAAATTCTTCCCCCTACTATATTTAAGGGAAAGCCAGTTCCATCGTTATTCTCTACAAGGTAAACTGCACACGTTACTTTATCATTTGCGGCAACTGTCACATCCCCATCAATTTGCCTCATTAAAGATTCTTGATTTCCATCATATACAAAAGTTGTCGCAAACTCATAAGTGCCAGCTGACCATGCCCCTCCACTAGCAACTGTAAAATCAAGATTAAAACCACTTGCCAAGGGTGGATAAATATAATAAGCTGCGCTATCCGTCCACAATGAGCCACCAGCTGGCATAGTTAATTGCGTATTGCTAGCACGATTGGTGATTAACTCAGTATCTGCTCCACCTCTTACTCCCCAATAAGTTCCCTTATCCAGTTCGGTGTTAAAATCTTCAAACGCGTCTGAGTCAGCAGCAATAAGTGTAGTACTATTATTCCCAGAGCCTGCGGTTGTACCGCCCACTTGGTCTCCACAAATCCCTGCGGTTGGTGGGCTTAATTTTGTGTCATAAGATACCCAACCTGCATTATATGCGACCATAATTGGAGAGCCCCCAGAGCCTTGCCATTTATTCTCTGATTTTCTATAGTTATAACTCTTAATACTTGTAGATACATTAGCAAGATTGGTATCGCAAACAGTTACTGTCCCATCGGTTATGTGATATATAACTTGTGCTTGATTTTCTCCAGTATTTGCCCCCAAACTTATATCGTTAGTATCCCAAGCGACACCATCTAAAATATGGATTACAGCGTTGCCGCTACCATCATCAGCATCAGCAAGAAAAGTTCTTGTTGTAGCTTTATTTACACCCCCAGAGCTAAAATCAAACGAAGCTTGAAATAAGCCATACCCGGGTTGAGATGCAGTTATACTAGGAGCAACATAATCAGTAGTATTGTCTTCGAAATAACTACCATTTTTAATTAAACCGAACTCATCGAATATTACATTTTCAGCATAGGCTAATTCATTATCTGCAATAGACCTTGAATTGGTCTTAGTATTTAAGCCACCATCAAATCTTGTGTATGTTTTAAATTGCTTTGGCATTATTTTTTAATTTCAAAATGTACCAAATCGTCAAACTTATTATCTTTTGTTTGGGTGTCCATATCCCAATCTCCGCCCCATCTTATCCTTAAACCCATCTTAGAAGCTACTCCAAGAACGTATCCACCAAAGTAATGAAACCTGTCTCTATCTTTCCAATCTATTGGGTACGGCGCAACATCCACAGCAACACTCGGGCTTTTATTATGTTTACCATTAGGGAACTTGACTTTACTATTGCCCCTATTAAACGCAGCATCTTGTTTTTCCTTTCCCCTATGGCCTTCAATAATTGTACAATCAAATCCCTTGACTACCTCATTGAAAAGTTCAACAAGTCTTTTATCACAAGTATTAAGTTTAGACCTGCTTTTGGTACTAAACCTAGGCATCCTCTACCTTCTTTTTAAATTCGGCAAACCAGACATCATCAAGCTTATTCTTAGTTGATTTGACAAGCTTACCAACCATCTGCACAGCAATCTTCTTTAAGACTTTTTCACTGACCATTGTCTTAACTCCAGTCAAAACAAGTCCTCGTACAAATGGTATATAAAGAGCTCCACCAACTACGGCTACTCCTCCAACTACACTTGTCCAATTACTTTGAATCCATTCAATCATATTACTAACCTCATTATTAATGTTACTACTATTGGGATAACGAATACCATCGCTGCTCCCCAAGTTTTAATTATGGTAACGTTACTCTCATTCTTTTCAACTTTACCGTTAAGTTTTTCAAGGTGTCTATCAATTCTTTGCAACGATTTAAAAATACTTATCTGACGCTCATTGAGCTTGACCAGCATTGCTGTGGTTTCTGTTCTATATTCATTTACGTCTTTCATATCTCCTTACCATTTATTCTGCCTTTAAGATATGCTAAATCATCTGTAACATCATTAAGTTCACGAACAATATCTTCTCTGTGTCGCTGAGAAGTTTCATCAGAACGATTCCATCTGTCAAGCATCTTCAATACTATACTTTCTACGTTATTCATTTTAGTTTCAGACTTGGCAATTGCCTGTCTAATCTTATCTAAATCTTCATTCTGCAGTTTCTGGCTTTTCATCAGATTCATAATCAGCATTACAAAAAGACTAACTATTACACCTATCGCACCATACTCGGCATATGTTTCAATCATCTAAAATCTTTCTCGTCATTTTCAATCCAACAATTATTAAAGCTCCCAAGGATACCCAATAATACATATCCTGTCTTATGCTGATAGCAATAATAATAGACTCAAGAAGCATAGCCGAGACTATGGCTTTGTCTAAAAAAGACTTATTGCTGTTCTTCTTCAGAAGACTCTTCATCTAAAGAGGCTTTTAAAGCATCAATAAATGCTTGTCTTCCAAACTGCAATTGCTGAAGATTAAATGTAGCTCCATCAATCTTCCTGTTTAAATCAGACAAATGCTGAACCATCAGCTTTTGGTCATCATTAAGTTCATCGGCGGAATATTCACTTCCGTCAATATTAAGAAAAGGCTCTTTTTCTTTTTTGTTTTGTTTTTTTGCCATTTCATTTCCTTTTGTTATCGTTTTAAACCTAATCTTTGCATTAGGCTTTTGTTTTCTTGTTCAAGTGTCTCTTTTTCAGACTCTAATTCTTGTATATGCTCTTGCTGTATTGATTGCATCTGTGATGACAACACTACAACTTCTTCATGCAAATCATTCAAAGTTCTATCTATTTCTGCAAATTTCATCTGTGCTTGATACCATGCTCCAGTAACGAATGCCACCAATAATACTGCCTTGACGAGAAGGGCAACCGAAATATGTATCTGGCTGTCTGTACTAAGTCCTTTTGCCATGCGATATTCACCACTCACCTTTCACCATATCGGTATCTTTAAGGGGCTTGCGTTTAAAAATGTCCTTTATAGGCACGATTATCGCCCAATAGAGATTTTTGAATAATGACTCGTTGGAATAGAATTGCGGTTCTCCATTATCATTGTAATAGACTTCTGCGAGGCGAGGGAGTTTCTTGCCCTCTTTAGTTTCGGTGACTAATCTGTAATTCCAGCTCATGGGTAATATTCACTTGTTATCATAATAATTAGCGACTACTGCAACTGACCCAATCAAAAGAGTAGTCCAAAAAAGGAT